TAGCCACGTTGTTTGTAGATTGCGCACTCTGTTTTCATGGTTTCAATACCAATTCTTGATTTTGGTTTGTGGTAGGTCCATGCAAATTGATCGCACAAGGCATTGTGTTCGTCAAAGCGACGAATCAAGCTCCAGGCAACCAGTTGGTTGTTGTCGTAGTAACCAATGATGTCGGCCATGGGATCATGATATCTACTGTGAAACATGGGCATAACTGATGCAAAATGTTTGTAGATACAATAGGTCCTGTAGATGTCGTCCAGCTGACTTAGCACAGCAGGTTCACGACTTTCAATGTAACGCCAATCCAACGTAGAAACATAATTGGTTTTACTCAAGTCAATTCTAGCAAATTGATAACTCATGTTCTTGGATCTTTGCGATGTTGAAACAGCCCTGCGAGATACTGTTCAGGCCACCCATGATAAAATCCCTTGGCAGCAATTTGCTGAGCCTTGAGGTTTAGGTCACTGAGACTCTGTACCAGGGCCAAGGCATATTGTCCTTGATTCATGCACACACCGTTGACCATTTCTACATCTGCAGGATGATCTTCCAGCACCATTAAATCCTGGGGCAACAAGAACTCCTGATTGGCAACTTCCAAACTGCTGCTGAACAAACCATGCGGCCACTCAACGGGATCATAAACATAGATCACGACTTCTTTGCCTTGCAGCCCGTGACGACCCACATGTTTGAGATCATACAAGGGATCCGTACCCAAATACACTTCGTAGCTTTTCTTCAGTCTTGCACTGCGAGCATACGGGCAGGGAGGAAAGCCGCCCAGGGCTGGATGCGGTACTTCTACAAAGTTTACAATCCAGCTTTCAATGTGTTGTTTAACAGTTTCAATTTCCATTAGAAGAATGGTAGTCGTGATTTGTTTGTGGTTTCCAAGTTGTCTTTGATCAGGTTGGATACTAGCTGACGTTCAGTCTGACTCATTTGCAGCACATCTTCATACGTTGCGCCGCCTCTCATGTACCATGACATTTTCAAACACTGTTCTCGAAAATCAGTCGAGTCTTTTTCCATTTGGTCCACGTATGTTTCAATGTCCTGATTGGACAATATCAAGAGGCGGCTCCGAAAAAATTTGACTGATCCAGTGCAACTGTTTGTTGATACTCATTTTCGCAATTGCCACACTTGATGCTGAGTGGTTTGATTTCGCTCTGTTCTCTTAGTGCAATGATGTGATCTCGAATACGCAAAAACAGTTTGCGATCACAGTTGGTCAAAAACTCTTCAATAAATTCAGGTTCAGTTACCAGGGCTGACGGGGTACGAATGCTGGCGATACTCCACTTCAGGGCCTTGATAGTAAGCGCAGTGATGTTTTGCAAGGCCTGATTGAGTCGATCAATTTTTTCTTGATCAGTCAAGTCAGTGGTCATTTGAACAACTTGTATAGTTTTTTGTTGCTCAAACTGTGCAATGTTTGTTTCAGTCTGACTCTGATACGAGATTGGTTGGAAAGAAATTTCTAAATCGCCTTGAGTAACAACTGCATCAAAATCTCCCACAGACATAGTATCTAGTACATGTCTAAGATCCACAGTGTAAGTTTCTTCGTGATTGCATTTTGGGCAAGTGCTTGGGGTTTCAAGGTCATGCCCGTAGCTGGCAATACGTATGCTGGTCAAAATTGAGTTGACATCAATGTTGGGCACAGCCCAGGCATTTTTGATTGCAGGGATGCAGCTCTGAATCACATTAACAGTGGCTTGTCCGTTGAACAAAGCATCAGGAGTGCGATATGTAATCTCATCAATAGCTGTCATTGGAAAAACAGGTATCTCGCCGTTTTTAGGCAAGTCAATGCTGTCTGCAGGCCAAAATCTACCGCCACTGGGCAGCTTGAGATAGATTGCTGGCTGTCTGAAAAATTGTTTGAGCGGGTTGGAAATTGGGGTCATAGATCACCTATAAATATAGCATACTTATAGGTAGAAATATGGCTGATCCAACTTTTGAAGCGGAACGTTTAGCGGAGATAATGGCCCGTGTCAACGAGGAGATGCGGCTCTACGGCGAAGTAACTCCTAGCACAACTGATGCTATGATGAAGGCCAAGCATGGCATCAACAACTTTACCGCTGGAACTGCAAAAGCTGCTGATGTAGTTGGTAATTTAGCTGGCGCTGCTGCTTCTGCAGGCAAAGCCATGTTGGATGGCAAAAAAGGCGCAGCAGCATTTAACGAAAGTGTTGATGGCATGGCCAGTGCTGCGCAAGCAGCTGGTGCAGCTCTTGCTTTGATGGTACCTGGTGGTATAGCAATCAAGTTGCTGATTGCTGGCGTCACTGCCGCAGTAACAGCCTTTGCCAAGTATACCAAAGAAGCCAATGAAATGGCTGACAAGCTCAGCAAAGGCTATCAAGGTCTTGCTAAGTCAGGAGCAGCAGCCGCAGATGGCATGACTGGCTTGTATCGAGACGCTAAAAAGCTTGGTTTAAGCATGAACGAGCTGGACCAAATGGTCAGCTTGGTAGCAGAAAATGCCAAAGATTTTGCACTGTTTGCAGGATCAGTAAGTGAAGGCCGCAAACGTTTTGCTGATCTAAGTGAAACAATGAAGCCAGCTCGCACAGGTTTGATGAACCTGGGCATGAACATGGAAGAGATCAATGCTGCCTCGGCTGGCTATTTGCGCCTGCAAAGTAGAATTGGTCAGACACAAAACAAAACCACAGCCGAACTTGCTGAAGGCACCAAGCGTTATTTGTATGAACAAGACGCATTGACCAAACTCACAGGTCAAACTCGCAAAGAACAAGAAGCTGCTAGAGAAGAAATTCGTGCACAGGAACGATTTGCTGCGGTACTACAGCAGATGCGAGCCAAAGGTCAAGTCAACGAAGCCAAAGCACTTGAAGATTCATACTTGATTCTTCGCAGTCAGAGCAAAGAAGCTGCTCAAGGCTTTGCTGACATTTCCACAGGAAACCTACAAACTGAAGCTGCACAAAAGAGCATGCTGGCCACACAAGGCGGCAGCATGGAGGCCTCGCAGCGAATTCAAGCTGGCCAACTGAGTGCTGCACAAGGCGCTCAACAAGTGGCAGAAGCATATGGTCGAACAGCAGATCAGTTGGGAAACCTGGGCATAGTTGGTCAGTTTGACAAAACATTTGGTAGTTTAAGTGACTCCATCAAGCTTGGTGCATTTGCACAAGGTGATATCAATAAACAGTATGAAAAAATACTAGAAGATCAAAAGAAACAAGCTGCAGGACAAGATGCACTGGTTGCAAATCAAACCAAGCTGGTCCAGACACAAATGGAAGCCAACAAGGCCATGGAGGACTTTATCTCCAAGGGCATTAATAATGCACAGAAACAAATGATTGCATTAGCTGAAGCTACTAAATCTGCTGCTGAGACTCTTAACGAACTAACCCCTGGTGGCAAAAAAATGTCGAAAGGAACCAAAGAGGCAGTAGGAACTGTTGGCGGTTCGGCAGCTGGTGCAGCCGCAGGTGCAGTGTTAGGCGGCATAATTGGACTAATTGGCGGCCCTGCTGGAGCAATATTAGGTGCCAAAATAGGAGCAGTAGCTGGAACTGGCATTGGTGGATATATTGGTCAATATCTTGGTGGCAAAGAGTCAGACCCTGCTGGAACTGTGCCTCAAGCAGCCGAAGGCGGTCTACTCAGAGGTCCAGCAGACGGTTATCTAGCTATGCTTCATGGAAACGAATTGGTCATTCCTGAAGACAAGCTCAAGGGACAAATATCTGCCCCAGGTGCTGCTGGCGGGTTGATAGCAAAAGAGCAAGCACAAATTGATTTGTTTACAAAAGACATTCTCAAAGATACAGAACTATTAGCAAAGCTCACCGACAGTGATGCAAAGCGCACACAAGACTACAGTAGAACTCAAAAGAAACTTATTGAGCTCAAAGTCAAACTCATGGGAGAAGAGATTGACATTCTTGAAGAGCAGAACAAAGCCATAGAAGAAATGGCCAATGTTTTTGAACGCAGTGGCGGCCAAGGTGGCGCAGCTGGTTTCAAGAAAATGATGCGAATGCAGAATCTGGGCATAGGCGGCGGATCTGCAATGGGCGGAGGAGCACAAGCTCCAAACCAAGTCAAAAGCGGTACTGGAGTTGGTGTTACTACTGGAACAGGCTTACCGTTGACCACACAGCCTCCTGCAGGTTCAACGCTTCCTGAAGGAATGAGCGCAACAGGTTCTGCAAAAACCAACATAGACAATCTGTTGGCTTTTGGTGACCGTAGTGGTAGCAAAGCCAACTTTGAAGCCTTGGATGATGCATTTCAAAATGCTGTTACCAAGGCAGCAGAAGAATACAATTCTGTTACTGGTAAAAAAATCAAAATCAACAGTGCTACTAGAGACCCTGCAGACCAAGAACGGATTTATGCTGAATCTGTAGCTGCTGGCCGTCCAGGAATCAGCCCTACTGGTATGCCAATTGGCAAACCTGGTACCAGCAGACACGAGCGCGGCCTAGCAATTGACATTCAAAACTACACTGACCCGCAAGCCGTAGCAGCGTTTAATCGTCAAGGATTGTTTCAGAAAGTTCCCAATGACCCAGTGCACTTTCAATTTGAAGAAGGCGGTGTTGCTAGTGGTCCTAGATCAGGATACGGTGCCACTCTGCACGGCGACGAAGCAGTTATTCCACTCAACAACGGTGCCGGTAACTTTGTAAAGATGTTTGAAAGCATGGCCGAAAGCAATAGAGCCATGGTATCAATGATGCAAGAAATGGTCAGTGCACAAAAGAACAGCGTAGATGTGCAGCAAAAGATGCTGCGCATGGCCAGCTGATAGCAATAAATAACTCACTATGGCAGATCAAAACAAAAGCGGCTGGCGCAAATACTTCAAGGTTGCAGACACATCGGGCGTGATGAGCCCCATCAACGGGCAAAACAATTTTGGGTTGCCTGGCTACAACAAAAACGATGGATCTGCTGTGCAAGCAGATTTTGTGTTTCGTAACTATGCCAGTAGACTGCCTGAAGTGTATTCTGGTCATCCCAACCGTATTGAACGCTACAATCAGTACGAAAACATGGACATGGACAGTGAAATCAATGCATGCTTGGACATCATTGCTGAATTTAGTACTCAAATGAGCGAAACAAACGCTACCCCATTTGACGTCAAGTATCATGACAAGCCCACAGACCACGAAATTGGCATTATCAAAAAGCAATTGCAGCAGTGGGTCAAGCTGAACAAACTAGACCAACGAATTTTCAAGCTGTTTCGTAACACCATCAAGTATGGCGATCAAGTGTTTGTTCGTGACCCAGAAACATTTGAAATGTACTGGGTAGACATGAGCAAGATCATGCGAATCATTGTGAACGAAAGCGAAGGCAAGCGTCCCGAGCAGTATGTGATTCGTGACATCAACCCCAACTTTCAAAACATGACTGTGGCAGCAAAAACCACCACAGACTACATGACCAATCCTGTAACAGGTACAATTGCTGGTTCAGCCAACTACACCATGCCCAATGGCGGAGCAGGTGGCGGGGTGGGCAACAGCAGATTCATGCATGCCATGAACGAAGTTTGTATTGATGCCAAGCACGTGGTGCATTGCAGTTTGAACGAAGGCTTAGATGTGTTCTGGCCTTTTGGACGCAGTGTACTAGAACAAATTTACAAAGTTTATAAACAAAAAGAGCTGCTGGAAGATGCGATTCTTATCTATCGTGTGAGCCGTGCTCCAGAGCGTAGAATTTTCAAAATTGACGTGGGCAACATGCCCAGTCACTTGGCCATGGCGTTTGTGGAACGTGTCAAGAACGAAATGCACCAGCGTAGAATCCCCACTGTGACAGGTGGCGGACAAAACATGATGGATTCTAGTTACAATCCACTCAGCATCAATGAAGATTACTTTTTCCCCACAGGACAAGATGGTCGTGGTAGTTCAGTTGATACCTTGCCTGGTGGACAAAATCTGGGCGAAATTGACGACTTAAAGTACTTCAACAACAAAATGGCACGTGGTCTACGTGTTCCGTCAAGCTATTTGCCCACTGGGCCAGATGACTCAGATCGTGCAATGAGCGACGGTAAAGTTGGCACAGCACTGATTCAAGAATATCGTTTCAATCAGTACTGCGAGCGCCTGCAAAACCTTATTGCTCAAAAGCTTGATGATGAATTCAAGATGTTCTTGAAGTGGCGCGGATTCAACATTGACTCAGGTTTGTTTTCAATATCGTTTAATCCCCCACAGAACTTTGCCAGCTATCGACAGGCCGAACTAGACACATCTAGAATTGGTAGTTTTACCAGCTTAGAGCAGATTCCTTATCTAAGCAAACGATTCTTGCTGCAACGCTTCTTGGGTCTAACCGAAGAAGAAATCAAAGAAAACGAAGAGCTGTGGAGAGAAGAACGCGACAATCCAGAAATCTCTACGTCGGGCAGTGATCTACGAAGTGTGGGAATTAGCCCAGCAGGCCTGGAAGCTGACACTCAGACCGGGGAAGAAATTGGACAAATGGAACCCACCGCTGGCATCGGTACTCCTGAAGCAACCCCTGGCCTAGCAGGTCCCACAGCAGCTGGTGGAGCAATGCCAGCAGCTGGGGCAGCACCTCCAGCAGCATAAATACTAGCATGATACTAAACGAATTTTGGAAGAAAGAGCCCGAGGCCTATCAGGATGTGTCGCAGGACAACAGTCAGCCTCAGCTGGGCGATCTTCGCAAAACTCATCTCACACTTCGCCAGTTAAACAAACTGCGCAAAATGAATGATGTGCGAACAGTTGAGTACAAAGAAAAGCTCAAGCTGGTAAGACAGCAGTATGCACCGCCTCCCGCCGCCCCGGCGATGTAATTACCACCATTTTCATACCTTAAACAACGTATTTTTTGTGTGTTATGTAAATAACAGCACACTTTACCTACAGGAGTTTCCGTATGAACAAATTTGAACAATTGATCGAATATGTGATCAATGATGAAGAACAAAAAGCTCGTGAGCTTTTTCATGATATCGTAGTCGAAAAAAGTCGACAGATTTACGAAGACATCATGGCTGAAGAAGAAATTGACGAAGCTGAAGACATCGAAGAAGCCGACGATTTAGAAGAAGGCGACATGGGTGGCGACAGTCAAGACAACTTGATTTCTCAAATTGAAGCTGATGAAAACCAAGACATCAGCATGGAAGACGAGGACGAAGGCGGCGACGGCGGCGAAGGCGGCTTTGGTGAACCCAGCGACGGCGGCTTTGGCGACGGCGGAATGGACAGCAATGAGCCTGCTACAAAAGATGACATCATGAATCTTGAAGACAAGCTGGACCAGTTGATGGCTGACTTTGAGTCAATCATGGGCGACGGTGAAGGCGGCGATGGCAGCGGTTTTGAAGCTGGTGCTGGTGGCGACGCAATTGAAATGGACGACACTGAAGAAATGGGCATGATGGAAGCTGTGAGCTTAAAAGCAGCCCCAAAGCCAGTTACCAGTGAAGAAGGCGGCGTAAACAAAAAGTCTACCGTGGCCGCAAACGCTGGTGCTAAAGGCCCAATCGGTAGCACAGTAAAGCCAGTACACACTGGTGCAGAAGGCGGTGGTCACCATGACACTGCTGCTTATCGAAACAGCACAAAAGATCTAATTGGCCGAGTTGGTAACACTCCGGCTCAAGGCACACAAAAGCCTGGCCCAGCCACAAAGCCATATCTGGGTCAAGCCGCTGGTGTTAACAACAAGTCAGTTGTACCAGGTAAGCACAACTAATAATGAAAACCCTAAGAGAACAACTTACCTTCCAACAAGCTAACATTCAGGTGTTGGAAGAATCCGACATGAACGGCGGTAAGAATCTCTACCTCAAGGGCATCTGCATTGAAGGTAACAAGCGCAACGCTAACGAACGAGTTTATCCGTTGCACGAAATTACCCGAGCAGTAAACACGATTAACAAACAGATCTCTGAGGGATACTCTGTAATGGGTGAAGTGGATCACCCAGAAGATCTAAAAATCAATCTTGATCGTGTTTGTCACACTGTTGAAGAAATGTGGATGGACAACGAAGCTGGTTGCGGCAAACTCAAAATTTTACCTACTCCAATGGGTAATTTGATCAAGACTCTGCTGCAATCAGGTGTTAAATTAGGTGTGTCTAGCCGTGGTAGCGGCAACGTAGACGACCGAACAGGACATGTGAGTGACTTTGAAATAGTCACAATCGATGTGGTTGCCCAACCCAGCGCTCCAAATGCGTATCCCAAGGCAATATATGAAAGTATGATGAATATGAAATACGGTCATAGATTGCTGGAGATTGCAAAAGAAGCTGGAGAGGACAGCAAGGTACAGAGATACCTTAAGAATGAAGTTGTAAAACTCATTCGGGATCTCAAAATTTAAGGAGAACCAGGCATGTTAGATGCAATCAAACCATTGCTTGATAGTAACCTGATCACCGAGGAAACTCGTCAAGAGATCAATGAAGCTTGGGAAACCAAGCTAAATGAAGCTCGTGAACAGGCCCGTGCTGAACTTCGTGAGGAGTTTGCACACCGCTATGAGCATGATAAATCAGTCATGGTTGAAGCCTTAGATAAGATGGTAACAGAAGGTCTTGCGTCGGAAATCGCTCAAGTGGCTGCTGAAAAGCGCCAATTAGCTGAAGACCGCGTTAAGTTCCAAGGCAAGATGAAAGAGTCAGCACAGAAGTTTAACGGCTTCCTGGTGACCAAGCTTGCTGAAGAAATTAGCGAACTACGCCGAGACCGTAAAATGCACACCGAAGGAGTTGCAAAACTCGAAAACTTTGTGGTGCATGCTCTGGCTCGTGAAATTCAAGAATTTGCTAGCGACAAGCGTGACGTTGTGGAAACAAAAGTACGCCTGGTCAAAGAAGCACGCAACAAACTTGAAAGTCTCAAAGCACGTTTTGTAAAAGAAAGTGCTGAGAAAATGAGTCAGGCTGTTGGCCGTCATCTAAAGGCTGAACTTACACAATTGCAGGAAGACATCAAAGTTGCTCGCGAGAACAACTTTGGACGTCGTATTTTTGAAGCTTATGCTGCTGAATTTGGTGCAACTCATCTCAATGAGAACGCAGAAGTTCGTAACCTACACAGCATGATCGAACATAAAGACCAGCAATTGGCAGAAGCCATTAAACTCACTGAAAAGGCGAAAGTCGTATTAGAGAGTAAGAATCGCGAAATACGCATGATCAAAGAATCCAATGAGCGTGAAGCCACATTGGAGATGCTGCTGGCCCCACTAAACCGGGACAAAGCAGAAGTTATGCGTAATTTGTTAGAGAGCGTCCAAACACCACGTTTGAAAAACGCTTTCGAGAAGTATCTACCAGCAGTACTGGAAGACCGATCTGTAAAAGCCTCAAAAGTAATCACAGAGAATGTCACCGTTGCAACTGGAGATAAAACTGTTCCAAGTAGTCGGCAGGAAGATAGCGAAGCCAAGAGCAACGTTATTGACCTCAAGCGCCTGGCAGGTTTATAAAATTTTTATAGGAGACTTAAATGTCACAAGAACTATTAGAAAGCCGCTGGGGCGAGACCAAAGAAGCATTGCTTGAAGGTCTGAACGGTACCAAGCGCAACAGCATGGGTGTTATCCTTGAAAACACTCGCAAGTACTTGAAGGAAAACGCTTCCGCAGGTAGTACAGCAGCAGGTAACATTGCTACTCTGAACCGTGTTATTCTTCCAGTTATCCGTCGTGTTATGCCAACTGTTATTGCTAACGAGTTGGTTGGCGTTCAGCCCATGACTGGTCCTGTTGGTCAAATTCACACTCTACGTGTGCGTTATGCTCAAAGCTTGACTGATAACAGCCTGGCTCAAACATCAGTGCAAGCTGGTGAAGAAGCTCTAAGCCCATTCAAGATTGCTACAGCATACTCTACAGTTCCTCAAGGTACTGCTACAGCTACCAGCTACACTGGTGGCGCTACAGCTACCATGGAAGGTACCGGCGGTAAGCAGATTAGCGTACAGATCTTGAAGCAAGCTGTTGAAGCCAAGACTCGCAAATTGCAAGCTCGTTGGACATTTGAATCTGCACAAGACGCTCAAGCCATGCACGGTATTGACGTTGAAGCAGAAATCATGGCCGCACTTGCTCAAGAAATTACAGCTGAAATTGACCAAGAGATTCTCTTGAGTCTACGTTCATTGGCTGCAACTGAGTTCACATACAACCAAGCTACTGTTTCAGGTACAGCTACATTCGTTGGTGACGAACACGCCGCATTGGCTGTGTTGATCAACCGTGTTGCTAACTTGATCGCCCAACGTACTCGTCGTGGCGCTGGTAACTACGCTGTTGTATCTAGTGCTGCTCTGACAGTATTGCAAAGTGCTACTACTAGCGCATTTGCACGTACTACAGAAGGTACATTTGAAGCTCCTACAAACACCAAGTTTGTTGGTACATTGAACGGCGCTATGCGTGTGTTCGTTGACTCTTATGCAAGCGACACAACACCTGTGTTGGTTGGTTACAAGGGTTCTTCAGAAGCAGACGCTCCAGCATTCTACTGCCCATACATCCCATTGATGTCTTCAGGCGTTGTGTTGGATCCATCAACATTCGAACCAGTTGTGTCATTCATGACACGTTACGGTTACATTGAACTTACTAACACAGCAAGTTCTTTCGGTAACGCTGGTGACTACGTTGGCGAGATCGCTGTATCTAACCTGTCTTTCAGCTAATCACTGCAAGAC